ATCCTTTAGATGTTTAATTGCACAGGTAAGTGCTGCTAAATCATGATACGGAAAGTGTATATCTGATAATATTCCAATCTTTTTTAAATGCGCAGGTAGTTTTGCAGATGTATATTCTTCACCTAAACTTGCTTCAATGCCAAAATTGTCCAATGTTTCCAAATTATAATTAACAATGACTGGCGGAATCTCTTGGTTAATTGCTTGATTAGATCGTGTGCTTGTTAATATACCATGTTGTTGCATCAATTTTCTTAAACTATTCCAAGATTTATACCCATACATTTCATGAAAAGTATGATAAAAATCTTTATTCGACATATTAGTAGAGTAAAAATGCTCCCTAATCTTTGTTAACTTATCTGTTTGATTCATATTCCTCCATTATAACATCTACTAAAAATTCGATATTGTTTAAAACTTTCATGCGTAGTGCAAAGCCAGCATCATCAATGTACTGAATATTCTCCATTACATCCATCATTGTTTCCAATAAATCGTTTGCTTTACTTCTTTTAAATTCAATCTGCTCAATCGTTTGATTCTTCATTAATATATGAATTTAAAATATACCCAAACCAATATCAAAACCCCTTGAATTATAATTGTTAAAATTGCCCATGTTGGAACAACTTCTCTTACTATTCTTTCAAAGGTTAAATGCTGGCTATCTTTCAATCTTGATTGATATTCTTTTTCGTACACATTCTTTATTGAATCTATATCGATTGTGGCTTTAATACTGCCCTTGTAAGACCTTATTATTATGCGACCTTGTGGTATTGTTATTTTGGAATAAAATCGTGTCAGAATGCCTGTACTATCGCAGGGGTTTTCAATGATTAATGTATCCTTTACTGAATTAAAAACATGAACTATTTTTTCAGTTCTAAAGGTATCTATTTTAATTATAGATTTTTGTGTTTCTACCTTGCTTGTCTTGCAAGATATAATGGTAAGAAATAGAAATAGGAATGCTATTTTGTTTGTCATGAGAAATAAAGTTTGGATTCTGCTTGTCTTCTATTAGTTAAACCTTTGACTGGAACTCCTTTGACTTTATTCCAGATTAAAAATTGACTTTCAATGAATTTGTCATTAGGATCTGCATTTACTTTTTTAAGTAGTGTGCTTTTCTTTAATGCACCTGTGCCTACGTTATAAGCAAAAGAAACTAAAGCATCAAATTGGTTTTGGGTAATATCATCCCTTGTGAATGAATCAACAGAAGATTCATAATGCTTTAAAACATTTAAAAATATTTCAGTTGCTCTTGCTGGACTAATTTCTGGATCAGTCATTCTTACCTTTGTACCATCTTCATAATAGGTACATCCGATTGATATGGTGGCAATGCCTGCAGTACATTTATAAGGTTTCAGCCTAACACCCTCAAATCTTTTTAGTAGATCTAATCCTTTTTGGCTTATCTTCATCAAGTTTGCTTCTTAACTCTATGTTTTCTGTCCTTAAATTATGAATCTCTGTACTCAAGGTTTCAACCTTTATTTTTAAATCAGCAACTTCTTGCTTCATATCATTTGCCATTTCTCGCCAAATTTTAATCGCCTCTTGGACATTAGTAATCTCACCTGCTTCAACTTCAACTTGTGCTTTCTTTCTGCCAAAAACCCATGTAATTATTGATGCAAAAAATGCAGTTACCGTAGGCAAGATTACTTCGTTCCAATGTTCCATTATTTCTTTAATGCCATTAAAAATTGAGCCTTAACATAAATGGTCATGTTTTCGTTTTCCTTAACAAAGTTCTTCAATGTTTCTTGATCAGATGAATCAAGTTCTAATGCTTCGCCTTTGTTTAAAGCAACTGCCCAATCCCAATACTTTAACGCATCGCCTTTAGTTTGTTGAACTAATGCGCCTGCAATAATTTTGCCAAGATTAATACCTTGTGCTGGAGTTCCATCCAATTCGGATAGGTCAAAATTTAAATCAACTTTCATTTTTTTGTTTTGTTTAGATTAAAAATTATGTAAATGTATTATTTGTTTTTTAAAATTGTTATTTCTGCTGATAATTCTTCAATCTTAATCATTGCTTCTTGTAAAACCTTTATTGTTGCGTGATATAAATCAGTACTATAAATTGTCTTTAATGGTATTCCATCTTCTGGAGTTGTTCCAAATCCATCTGTATCTACAAATTCTGGTGCTATTAATTCTACTTGTTGTGCAATTAATCCAATATTAAAATCATCATGAGTTTGATCTTTGTATTTATATTTAACAATTTCAATATTTTTAAATTTATTCCAATAAGATTCAAGAGGAAGAATTTCTTTTTTCATTCTTTCATCTGATAAAACTGAATTGTTTGCAGCATAGTTTGCTATACCTCCATTTGACCTAACTTCAAATCTTAAAGAACTTTGTTCAAGACAATAAATAAATTGGTTATTAACCCCATTTACACTTGTGCCTGTATATCGAATATTTATTCCATTTGGACTTGATGTACTTGTACTTCTTACAATTGTATTCCAATCAGTTCCAGAATTATTTAATTCGTGACATGGTTGGTTTACGTCTACATAACCCCCATTATTACTTATTTTAGTATACCCCCCACTTGTAATTCGCATACTTTCTAAAAATGATATCGCAGCATTAGCAGTACCTGAAGCAGCTCTTTCAAATGAAATAACATCTCCATTTAGTTTTATATTAGAAGATGGTGAAGTAAATCTATACTTCCAACCTGAATAGTAATACCAGTTATGCCCGATGTCAGTTTCTCCACCAGCAGAATTTTGTCCTCCAAATGCCGCTTGTCCAGCAAATATTTGATTTAATGTATCGGTAGTAGGTTGAGTTAAACCAACAGAAAGCGAGTTATTAAGTGCGCTACCTATTGTAACACTACCTGCAAACGTAGCTACACCACTTGGGGCTATTTTAAGCGCATCATAAGTACCTCCATTAGATACACTAATTTGAAATTTAAAACCACCATATGTAGAAGTATTAGCACCCCAAGAATTAAATTGAGCATAACCCCCAGCAAAACCAATTCCTACTTTACTTGTTTCATTTTGTAAAAAGTCTGAATTAAATAATGCCCTTGTGCCGTACAATGAGCCACCAACATTTGTAATACCACCAGCCGTTGTACTTATGTTTGTAGTAGTTCCTTCCATATAAATATTTCCAGAACTATCTTGAAGGTATCCGTAATTAGTACCTGTGTCATAGGAACTATGTCCAAATCTTGCAAAAGTTCCTACGGTAGCCCAATTACTAAATTTTGCAATTCCTGAAGTTACACTACTTGAAAATGTGGCTGCGCCAGTCGAGGCGATTGTTACTCTTATAGAATTATTTGTTCCAAAATAAATTGGTGCATTTTCATAATTATAAAAATACATTGAAGAATCAGAAGCTAATGAAATTAATCCTCCATCTGTTGATAATTGACCAGAAACACCTGATTGTAATCTAATTTGAGAATCAGTTGCATTGTAAATTGAAAGAATGGTTCCTGTTCCATTTATGGTTGTAGTTCCTATTCCTACACTTGTACCATTGTCATAAATAATACTATTCCCAATTCCAGTACTTGAAGTAAATTTAGCTATATAATTAGTCGTTCCCGTACCAGTTACTGGATTAGTTAAAACTGATTGATATTGAGGAATATTTAAAACTCCAGTTGTAGAATTATAAGTTGAAGCACCCGAAGTTCCCGTTGTTGTAAGGCTTACCGATGCTCTTGCTAAAGCATCCGTGTATTGAGTTAATGAAGTACTAATAACTCCAGTAGTAGAATTATAAGAAATTCCTGAAGTACCTGATAAAAAAGTTGCAGTAATACCACCTAATCCACTTAACGTATAAGTTGGAATATTTAGTACGTTAGAAACTAATGTAGCAGAACCACTTGATCCTGTAACTGTTAAACTTGTAATTCTATTAGTATATGCAGTATCCCAATTTGTAGCAGAAGCAGTAGTTGGTATTGCATATCCTGCAGTTAAACTAAATACACCTGTTGTATTGGTATATGTTAATCCTGTGGCAGTAGAAGATAATGCAGTTAACGCAATATAATTATTTGGGTTAGTCGCATTATAAGGTGTAAAACCTAAAGCAGTTGCAATGGATTTTTTCTCCCATAAACTATTGGATGTATTAAATGCTATTATATCATTATTAGCAGGAGATTGAGCCGATACATTATGGATTTCATCTAATTCATATCCATTTTGTATCTTAACTTCAATCTGTCCTAATGTTGGATGCGCCCTTGTGATAACACCTATGTAAACTAAATGGATAGGTGCATATTGCTTTGTTGCAGTAAATGTACCTGCAACCGTTCCCGATAAATATACTTGTTGTCCTTCAGTAAATGCAGATGTATCTAAACCAATTAAATCACCCATAACGACAACATAACCTGTTGCATTATTAGCAATATTTGCTTGACATAATCCAAAAGTTTGTGCAGATCTAGCATCTCCTGTAGCAATAGCCTTGCTTACAACAGGATTATTTCCTGTCGCACCACTTATGTAAATAACCGTTCCTTTTGTTAAGGTAGCACCTGTGTTATTTCTTACAAGCCTAACTATTGTACCCGATTGCCCAGCGACAGGGAAAGCAATTAAACTTCCATCACCTCCAACATATTGAGTTGTATCACCTGTTGGATATGGATAATAAGTTGCAGTATCGTAAGAAATTGTACCTGCAGTAGATTTAACAAAACCTGTACCTGATAAATTATTTTGCTTAGTATTTAAAGCATTCTGTAAGTCAGTTTGATTAGATAATGTTCCTGTAATGCCACCCCATATTGTTCCAACCGTAGGAGAAACCTCAATGTAAGTAGCACCACTCCAACGATAAATCTTATTTGTATCTAATGCAACGTATATCTTGCCTGTTGTTCCACTTGCAGGGAATGCTGCTAAATCAGCAAACTCTAAAACATCATCTACATAACTTGGTAATTGAGTTGAAGGTACTAAACCACCACCATCAAGACTTGCATATCCATTGGCAATTCCTTTGTTTGCACTATTCTCTGGTGTGTAACCTAAAGCAGTTGTAACCTGTCCATTTGTAATTCCACTAATATATCCACTTGGATTAGTTGCATTGTAAGGTGTATATCCTAAAGCAGTTGTAACATTACCACTTGTTAATGATAATGTACCTCCTAATGTAAGATTTCCACTTGTTGTAACAGATCCACTTAAACTTAATCCACTAACCGTTCCTGTACCTCCAACACTTGTTACCGTTCCTACATTAGTAGTATATCCACTTGGATTAGAGGCATCATACTTTAAGTTTAAAGCACTTTGTGTCGCAGTACTAATTGGCTTTAATAAATCCGTAGTATTGTCCACATTCCCTAAACCAACCATTGATTTAGTAATACCTGAAACCGTACCTGTAAAGGTGGGAGATGCCAAAGGTGCTTTAGTGTCTAAGGCAGTTTGTGTTGCAGTACTAATCGGCTTGTTAGCATCTGTTGTATTATCAACATTGCCTAATCCTACCATTGCCTTTGTTATGCCACCAACCGTACCTGTAAATGTAGGAGATGCAATATTTGCCTTAAAGTCTAATGCAGTTTGAGTAGCAGAAGAAACAGGTTTATTGACATCACTTGTATTATCTACATTTGATAAGCCAACCATTGCTTTAGTAATTCCACTAACCGTTCCTGTGAAAGTTGGTGATGCTAATGGTGCTTTGGCATTTAAAGCATTTTGTAAATCTGTTTGTCCTGATAATGCGCCTGTAATTTGTCCCCAAGCAACTACTGCGCTTGAATTTATTTGAGTATATGCTGAACCACTCCAACGATACATTAAACTTGTATCATTAATAACATAAAGAGTTGTTGTATCTCCAGTAATAGGCAAAGCACCAAAGGTACTTGCTAAAAAATAATTAGATCCAATTATATTGCCAGATGTTTGAGATACATTGATTGAAACTAAATTTGGAGTTACATTAAGTTGTACGTTATCCGAATTATCGGTTACAACTATCCCTATTATATCGTTTGCCATTATCTTGTAATTTCTTGGGTTATTGAAAAGATTCCTTGAACGTATGTCTTAACCGTATTGTCGGCAAACCTAATTTCTATATCATACTCATAATCATAAACAGGTATGTCAATGATTTGAGCATTAATTCTAAATAGTCCAGTAGTAGGTGATGTGATTGTGATGCCTGCACCACTAACAGATGTTAATGACAAAGCAGGTGTTGTATCATCTGCACTTGTTCTTAATTGCATCCGTATAACTGCACCTGTAAGATTCTTTGCTACATTATTAATCTTCAACTCAAAGTTTACTTGATCGAATGTATCGGCTTTTATATGGCTAAAATTAAGACTCATTTTCTATTTTTTTTAAATACACCTTTAATTTCTTAACATTTTCTTTCTTGGGTTTATAACACCCAACCAACAAAATCACTTTCTTTGCTTGGGAAGACATCGGCATTGCTATTTGTGTTGTATTCTGGATATAAATTATTATTAAAACTCATGTAGTCAATAAACCTCCTTGTGTAAGATTGAGCAATTGACCTTTCTTTTTCTACTAAAAAATCTATTTCTGATTTATCAACATTGGAACTATTTTCAGAACCATGTTTATAGACTCCTTTGTTTGCAATTGTATATGCTGCAAATGGTAAGTACTCAACCATTGACCAATGGATCAACATAGGTTTAATATATACATTAACCAACATCAAATAATTACCTGCTAATGTATTGGCAACAATATCGGCATTTATCTTATTAAATAAATCCGTTCCTAAATAACTCTGAATATGAATGTCTTGTGCCAACTTTACCCACTGAATAAAATTGTCTGTATCTATATTACCATTTAAGGCAGTATATTTAATTAATTCATCTCTACTTATTAACAATGCAGTAGCCATATCTTATTTTGGTAAAAATCCTTTATTTGGCATATCAATAGGTTTTGTGTAAACCAATTTATTATCTTTTGGTAATATCTCACCTTGCTTTCTTGCCTGTGCAGGTGTTACTTCAACAGATCCTTTTCTACGGGGATCTATAAATCTCTTGTATGTTTCTCTTGTCCAGAAATGATGACAAGCACCACCTCCGTTGTACAAGAATATGTCATAAGTATCTGCACCTTTGGGTCCCCAACCTTCATTCACAGGACTTTGACTCATGCGCATTATATCTTCTTTACGATATAGTTTGTTTGCTGCAGTCATTTTCTTGCAAAAGATTCTGCTCTTTTCGGTTGTATCACCTGAATATCTATATCTTGATTGGAATAATTTACCATCTTGCTCTGAACCAATATTAGGTCTTGCAACTCCTGTGCTTACAAACTCATAAATCTTTGATAGTAACGATTTTTTAGGGTTGTTTAATGCCTCTAATTCTGCATCTAACTGATCTTCTGTATCGATGTCAACTATTCTACTATCTACTAATTCCCATTCGTTTAAATCAATGTCTTCGCCAAATTCTTCAACATTTAATTCATCGATATGTGAAGACAAAGCAACACCTGTTTTCTCTTGTAATTCATCTTTACTTACATTAGGATTTAAATCAATAAACTCTAATGGTTGTAATGTTTTAAAATACAGATTTAAACTGATTTTGTTATAAGCCAATACCTTATCAATTCCATCGATGAATGTATCTTGAAAATAACGAATAACCATATTGTCAAACAAGGTAATTGCATTCTTTAATTCATCTGCATTAGAACTAAATCCGTTTGCACTTGGAATACCAAACTGCAATCCACTTACAACACCATGTCCTAAAAGTATCTTTGTTTTGGATTCCTCTGATAAATACTCATAATGCTTTGGTGCTTCATTTAAAGGAACAGAATCAACGGTTGTCTTTTTAGTTTCATCATTGTTAAATGACACAACTACTTTCTTGCCTTTAGATCCTGTTAAGGTTTTTGTTACCTGCCTTGAAATCAACTCCCTCTTTTCTTCATCTGGTATTCCATTATTAAAGTTAACAATGCTTGTTGGACTAAATCCATTTTGCACATCGTTAATTAAATAATCTGCTATTTCTTCTTCAAGTTTAGCATAAGGAATACAACCAACATAGTCAACATTGCTATAATATTTTTGTCCAACCGTATAATTACCAATATAAAGAATCTCCAATGTCTTATCGCCAAATCCAAATGCAGGAATACGTTTTGGCACAAACTTCTTTGTATCTTCCCAATTGTCAGAATAGTAATAAGCCTCTATTTCTCCTTTGCTATTACATTTCTCTGCTCTTAAAAGTTGTACAGGTATATGTTCAACTCTAACAATTTCAGTCTTTTGCTTATTATAAATTAATTGAAAAGCATATTGCCCTAATAACTTTAAATCAGAAATACCTTTCTTGACAACATCTTTTCTGAATAGCATTATCATTTGCGCATATTCATTTGGCTTCTTGCTTGAATCTGTTGCATCTAAACCACGACCATAGATCAACTTAACAATGTTGTTTATTACTGCATTGTTTGTCGTAGATCCATTGTACCTATCTATTAAGAATTGGAAAAAGTTGTTGTCCTCTCCAAATTCAACCCAATTATCTCGCTTTGATTCTACAATTTTAGGTTGTGAGTATGCCTCCAACTGAATAAAATGTGAATTTAAATGATCTTTCTTATTCATAGAA